GGTGTAAGTGAACTACAACAAGATACAATTCAATTCCGTTTACTTGCGGCACCAGGTTATCCTGAACTATATGATGAAATGGTTTCATTGAACAGTAATAGAGATGAAACTGCATTTATCATTGTTGATGCACCATTCCGTTTAAATCCAACAGAAGCAGTATCTTGGATTCAAGGAACAGGCGCAACTACAAATGGTGAAAACGGCCTAGTAACAAAGAATACTTACTCAGCAGTTTATTATCCACACGCATACACAACTAATCCTGTAACAGGTGATAACGTTGTAGCACCAGCATCACACATTGCATTATACACTTATGCGTATAGTGACAATGTATCATTTCAATGGTTTGCACCAGCTGGTCTAACACGTGGTGTTGTACAAAATGCATCAAATGTTGGATACTTAAATAGCGAAGATGAGTTTGTGTCACTAGCAGTAACTCAAGGTCAAAGAGACTCAATGTATGATAAAAAATTAAACCCAATAGCTAAATTTCCTGCAGAAGGTGTTGTAGTATTTGGACAAAAATCATTACACGCGAGTGCCTCAGCATTAGACAGAGTTAATGTTGCTAGATTAACAGCTTACCTAAGAGAACGTTTTGCAGTTATTTCAAGACCGTTCTTGTTTGAGCCAAATGATACTAGTACTAGAGCAAATGCTAAACAAGTATTTGACGGTTTCCTAGCTAATATTTTACAACAACGTGGAATATATGACTTTGCAGTAGTTTGTGATACAACAAACAATACGCCGGCTAGAATAGACGCCAATGAATTTTACATTGATGTTGCTATTGAGCCAACTAAAGCGGCAGAGTTTATTTACATTCCAATTAGAATTGTAAACACTGGCGAATTAAGCTAATAAGACACTTACAATAATAAATTAAAGGGCTACTATTTTTTAATAGTAGCCTTTTTCTTTTAGTACTTTCTGATAAATACTAATGCAAATTGCAATGCATTGTAGTTCAGATGGACTACAGTTTTTTTTAAAAATTAAAAAGGACAATACCATGGTAAAAATAGAACAAAACAAAATCATCGCTACTCCAGTTTCTGAAGGATTAACTTTTAATCCAGCGAAGACAACTGATATGGCGTTTGATACAAACTTCCTTTTTGGTTCAGCAGGTGACATCATTGAATTAGATGCGTGGGTACCTAACAACGCAGTCGAGCAAATTGATGCTATGAATGCTGACCCAGCAAAAATTCTACGTTCTCGTGTAAGTGGCGATTATAATGGTCCTAAAGAAGGTCATGAATATAGTGTAATTCCAGAAAATTGGGATTTACCAGCACACACAGAATCACTAGGTTGTTTAATTTACAACAAAGGTGATTATCTTGCACCACATAGAGATAAGTGGAGACAAGTAACTCCAGACGGAATAACAGGCGATTCATTTAGAATGATTTGCCATTTAAATCATACTAATTCTGCAGAATTTCATTTTGTAGTTGACGGTAAAATTTTCAAACCAGAAGCACGTAGATGGTATGCAATTAACACAAGAAAAGTTCATTATGGATTTTCTTTTGTTGATGGTGTATATCACTTATCGTGTGCATTAAGTCTCGATGACAATTTACGTGCAAACACAGTAGAATGGTTATTAGACAAATTACCATATGCTCACCCAGCAACAGACCGTAAGGGTGTTGACTGTGCAAGAAACTAAGGAGAACTAAAATGGCCGATGAATTTAGATTTAGAATCAGAAAAGCCCCAGGTAATCCTCACGCATCAGTTGACGCTTTTAAAGCATCTCCTGCATTTACTACAATCACAAATGCAGTAGCAGGAAAACCTGAATCAGTAGGTACTGTATATGTTTCATATAAATTATATGAAGGATCAGTATGGGTAAGATATGATTTTGACGACGAAGATGCAAGACTAGCATTTAGACAATACATACTAGACGCTGGCATTGATCTTGGCGATACTCCGGGTAGATTAGGAATGGATCACGAGTCCTTCCCTACATACGGATTTTTAGCATAATATTATTACACAATTTGGCAGGTTACAACTAGTAGCCTGTCAAATTACCTAAAAATAGGCTTCTTTTACTGAAGCCTATCTTTTTGAACACTGATTTGATAAATACAATATAAGATAAACAATACTACAGTAGTATATAGGAGAAATAAAATGGCTGTAATTACAAATTTTGGAGTACCAACAGACTCTTCAGCAGGAACAACTTTAATGCCTAAATTAAGTTATAGGTTCAGAGTTACCTTTGAAGATCTTGGTGGTGCAACATCAACAGATGAAGTAACTCAGAACGTTATTAGTGCAGGCAGACCGTCAATGACACATGAAGAAGTCGTAGTAGATTCTTACAACTCAAAAATGTATCTTGCAGGTAAACACGCCTGGGAACCAATTTCAATCGTATTCAGAGATGACATGAAATCAAATGTTATTAAGAAAATTGGTAACCAATTAAATAGACAAGTTGACCATGCAGATCAACACAGTTCAATTTCAGGTAATGCATATAAATTTGGTGTAACATTAGAAACACTAGATGGTGCAAATGGTAGTACATCACCAACTGTATTTGATAAGTGGGAATTGCAAGGTTGTTATATTGCTAACGTTCAGTACGGTGATCTAAACTATGCAGATTCAACAATGATCCAAGTAACTATCCAATTAAGATATGATAGTGCGGTTCATTCAATCGATGGTAACGACGCATTAAGTGAAAAATCTGCATCTAGCGACTCAGCACAATCTGGCGCTACTAGATAACAGATAGGAACCACTGATGGCAATCGGCGACTCAGCATATAAAGTCTATAGTCAAGATCAGCGAAGAGGTGAAATCGACGCAGTACCAAGAAATAAATATTCTTTTACTGTTTCATTAAATTATATAGACAGCCCAACTCCGTTGAGTCTTGTTAGAATTGCAAACGTGCAGATACCAACCTATGTTTATAGGTCGCAAACACTGAATGCATATAACGCAAAGAAAACTGTTCTTACTGGTATTGATTATACTCCTATAACTCTTACCGCATATGATACTAAAGACGCAGTTTTAGAAAAGTTTTTAAAAGACTATACAGCTCATTATGTTGATGGTCCTTTAAACAACGACGATTATAGTGCATTCTTAACTAATCCAAAAGGAATTAAAACTCCTGAATCTAGAAACTTTATAAGAAGCATAATTATTACTAGAAAAGATGCAAAAAATCTAGAAAACGTTATTGAAATATATAATCCATACATTACAAATATTGATGCTGATACATTAGATTATTCAGATAGTTCTCCAGCAATTTATAGACTTACATTTACATATGAAGGTTTTAAAATTTTAAGTGAAGGTCAAGCTACAACAGAAGCTGAAATATTACAAGCAGAAGAATTTGCAAATGCGGCTACTGCTGATGATGGATTTGTAGAAGTTGATGACTTTGCAGAGTATGAAGTTGATAAAAATGATGCTGAAAATATTGAAGACTTAAAAACAACAGGTAAAGTAACTAGTAATCAGAAACAGTTAAAAGAGTTACCGGATGTTAATGAAACTTCTAATCCAGACAACCTAAAGAGATTTAAAGGTAAACTCAAGACAGGTGAAGCAATTAGAAACATTAATGGAGTATCATATATAGTACCTGCACCAATTAAAAGATAATAAGGTTAGGTAAATGAAAAAATTTCAACAAGGACAATACACACCTAGTAACCCAGCTAAATACTTAGGTAAAAGAGTTCCAAAGTACAGAAGTGGATGGGAACTTGCAGTTATGCGAATGTGTGATAATCATCCTTCTATATTAGGTTGGGGTAGTGAAACACACAGAATTCCATATAAGAATCCACTTACTGGTAAACAGAGTACATATGTGCCAGACTTGCTAATTGTCTATAAAGATAAAAAAGGTACAAACCACGCAGAGTTTGTAGAGATAAAACCAGCAAGTCAAACATTAGGTGAAGCAAAAACACAGGCACAAAAAGCGGCGGCAGTAGTTAATCACGAAAAGTGGAAAGCGGCTAATGCATACTGCAAAGCTAAAGGCATGGGTTTTAGAGTAATAACTGAAAAACAAATCTTTAATAAACCGCAGAATTCTAAAAGGAAACGAAAATGACAAAAAAATTAGAGGAAGAATTAAACTTACCAAGTTTGGAAGAATTACTTCCTGACGATGAACCTGAAAAAGCACCAACTGCTGACGAAATTAAACAAGAAATTGAAAAGTATAAAGGCGACCTAAGTATGGTTGAAAGAGCAGATGCGGCACTACCAACAGTAGAAGGTTTAGAACAACTAGATAGAGAAATGGATGAATATGCAGGTAAAGCAATGGATACATTTGAAGATTTAGTTGATCTTGGTAAAAATGTTGAAGACAGACACGCGGCTCCTATATTTGATAGTGCAAGTAAAATGTTAACTGCGGCACTACAGGCTAAAGAAGCTAAAATGACTAAAAAGATGAAAATGATAGAATTACAAATGCGTCAAGCTAGACTTATTAAAGATAGCGAAAAAATAGATGCATATGTGCAGGCTAGACGCAGAGAAGCAGGATTAGATGAAGAAGAAATAGCCGAAGGACGTATTATTGGCGATAGAACTGCAATGTTGGCAGAAATTATGAAAAATCTTCCTGAAAATGATAAATAGTATTATAGGAGAAATACGTAATGAAGACGTTTAAAGAATATTTAACAGAATCTAAAAAATCATGGAAGTTTAAAATTAAAACTGTACATGAACTTACCGACGAACAATGTGATCGTATTGAGAAGCACCTTACAAAGTATGACTCAACAGGACTTGGTGCTGTGAAGAAAACAATACTACAAAGTGCACCACGTGATTTCCCTAATCATAAAGGATATGAAGTATTTACATATGAATTTGAAACTGATAGAGTAGCAAGTGGATGGCAAATACAAAATGATATCCGTAATATG